CCGAGATTGATTCAGGGTGTGTCAAGTGAGGCTAATGTGTTATTGGCCCCATGGTTGCTTGCATTTTCAACGATGCTTAAGCTCCAGTGGCACGTTCAATCTCCTTTTTGTTTCGCTTCTGGCTTAGATGCTAACGACATCGGGAGCTGGATGGAAGGTCGTGATACACAGATATTATATGAAAATGATTTTTCACGATTTGACAGGACAATATCAAGCAGAGCACTTGATGTGGAGAGACGTATATATGAAGGCTGTGGTTTGAGTGGCCCAGCACTCCAGGTATTTTTAAGACAGTATAATACATGTGGAGTTGGTGCGCATAACATTTCCTATGACATTAATGCAACTAGGAAAAGTGGCGACCCAAACACTACGATCGGTAACAGTATAATAAACTTATTGGTGTCAACGTTTGCAGCTACCAAAGCTATGGGTTTTGGTATTAAACGGGATCCATCAACAATAGTGAACTTACTGGTGGGCGGCGACGATTCTATCGTGCAACCCTATTTTCCACTTGACGCCGACGTCTTTGAACATGTTTTTGTTCAACTGGGATTTAGCCCTAAGCTGGTTTCGACCAGTTACCCAGAAGTCAGCTTCTTTTCGGCACGTTTCTTACCGACGTCGACAGGATATGTACTAACACCCAAACTTGGGAGAGTTTTGGCTAAGTGTGGACACTCTGTTCAACCACAAAACAATGTTAATGGTTGGTTACAAGGCGTTGCACGCGGTAATAAAGCTATATTTAATCATGTCTCTTTTATGAATGAGTTGTTTAGCAATGTCATTAGGAAAACTCAGGGTGCCAAACCTGTTGTTGTCTCAAATGAACATTCTTTGAAAGTACGTTTGGCTTCTGAAATGAATGAGAATACTCATTTGTTTTTAGCTTTGGTATATGATCTTTCCATAGAAGACATATTATCACTAGACGAGTACTTTGGGAATTGTGCTATCGACCAAGTCATCTCCAACAGAATTATAACTAAAATAATGGAGAAAGACATTGGAGCTTTTATTAGTGTTGATTAAGTAATTTACGCGCTGGGAATACGCGTTTAAAAGTCACCCGCTGGTATCGTAGCTACCACAGGGGGCGCCTGTTGTGCCCAAAGGAAAAACAAAAATATAAATTATTTGTCATGGTTCAAGGGAGAAAACTTGGGGCTATAGATGATGTTATTACTGTTGTTGGCGAAACCGTGAACCGTGCTTTCAAACCTACACCAGAGAAAAAGAAGTTAGCCGCAATGGCTGCTACTCTGGGTGGTTATGGCGCTCCTATTGGTTATGCTGCCGGTGTTTTGAAAGAGCTTGTGTCTGATTATAACAAATTGGACAAATTGGCTACTACAAAAGCCGGCCGACAGCAATTAATGGATGAGGGTATTACCTCTCAGGCTCTAGCTAGAATCAACAATAAGTATGTAATAGATCAAGCCCCGAAAGAAAAATTATCACTATACTCACC